CGATAGTCTACCTTAATATTTTTTAATAAATCAGGGTGTTGTCCTGTAAATAAGAGTTCGTAATCATCTTCCCTCATTAATTTGATTAGGGGTTTGATTTTTAACCATTCTGGGCGGGTGCCAAAACATAATAATATCTTTATTTTATCTACCATATACAAGTTTTTTGTGATGTATTATCTCCCTGAAGATAACCTCTATTAATTTCTGTTAAATACCCATTTAATGTGGATCCTACATCAAGATAGGTATTGTTTTTATTTTTCTCCCAAAATTTAGCTGCTAACATATTTCCTAATGGTCCGGCACAGAATAAGAATAACATATTTTTATAATCTTCTATAGGAAAATTTTCAACCATATCGAAATTATCTATAAAAGCTTCTGTGGTGATTGGTATATGTTCTACTTTAAAGGGTAATTCATTTATACGAGCATCTTTTCTTGCAAATAAAACTACTTTATGGTTACTAAATTCAGGAATAAAACTATTTTGATAATATGGGTAATTACTATTAACAAATATATTAGCCCAGGTTAAATTATTTTGTTCTGATTGTTCCCTCATCCATGTTACATGATCTTCTGGTTGGCAGCATTTACAACTTACTCCAACATAATAATTAGGGTCTTGAAATTTAAATGATCGTATCAATTCATTTCTTACATCACCATGTAATAGGGGATCAAAAGTCCAATTATCAATATTAGTAATTTTTTTATTAGCAAGTATAGCAAACTCCCCATCAGCATATTTGCTAAAACTAAACTTCTGTTTAGATTTGAGAAGATTAAATATAAATTCTATATCCCCTTTAAAACAATTTGTTATCATTTAAATTAAATTTATTTGTTTATTCACTAACTGCTCTTCCTTTATCTGCTTTCCAATCTTGTTCAGGTCTAACTTGAAGGTTAGTAACCCATCCTCCTTTAATAGTATTGAGATCAATATTATTTTCTGAGGCAAATGTAAGTAAGGCATTAACATCTTTAGGGAAACAAGTACCCCCATATCCTAGTTTACCATCTGGTCCTGGGACGTGTAAGTGACTATCTCCTATTCTTCCATCAGAAGCAAAACCATATAAAGCTGTCTCCCAATCGGTTCCTATTGCATCTGAAAGTTGTTTAAATTCATTCATAATAGAAACTTTAGTTGCAAAGAAAGTATTGTTCATATATTTAATTAACTCGGCGGTTGAAGAGTCTGTCTCGATTATATTTCTATTCATAAACCTCTGCTCAAATAACTCTCTTACCTTTTTAGTATCTCCTTTTTCTCCTCCAAAAATAATTCTTGCTTGAGTTAACATATCTAACTTAGCAGTTCTCTCAGTAAGAAATTCAGGACTAAATACTATATTAAGGTGTGGATATTTCTTAGAGAGTTTTTTTGTTGTACCTGGTAGTATTGTAGATTTAATAATATAGATGGGGAGTTCTGCTGCCTCCTCAAATACTTTATCTATATATGATGTATCTTGTGAACCATTTTGATACATGGGTGTTGGTACACATACAAATATGAAATCACATTCGTCTACTTCTTGTTTTGTATGAGTAGCTTTTAAGGGATCTACATCATAAATTCTTAAATCGGTAGTTGGAGAGAAGGCAAAGGCTTGTGACTCCCCAACAAATCCATTTCCTATTACCCCAACCTTAAATTTTTTATTATTCATCTCCTTTATTATAATTGGTTGTTTTCGATTTTATCGTATCTTTCATTTTGTTCTTCTTGTCTTTTAATTTCTTTATTGTGGTATATACAATATTTTTCATCTAAGGGTAAAATAGAGAAGGTATCATAACCCTCAATCATCCCATGTACTTTATGACCTGACCATTTAATTTTAGGGTTATTTTTATATATTCGTTTTTGTTGGTCGGGCCAATTTATATGTCCCTTGTCGTTGATTTGCCATCTCCATTTATTAATATGCTCTTGGGTTAGTCCCTTTACTATATTAGCTCGAGGACAAATAAGGGTATCAACGGGGTTGTAAAGGAGGATAGATTTAAGGTTTTGTAACAGTGAAGTGGATGGGATTTCATCTGCGTCTATTTGAAATATGTAATCTCCTTTACATTCAGAGTTCATATAATTTTTATTCTCCAAGAAATTTTGTTGAAAATTAAAGGGGAATGCTTGTACTTTATCTTGATGGTTTTTTAATACATCTAATACTTGGTCTGTTACTCTATTTTGATCATATACAACTACAATTTCATCTTCTTTATCAATTATTGGAGATATAAATTCTATTAAATGTTGGAGTTCTTTATGTTCATTGCAAACTGTTATTCCGTAACTTATTTTCATTATATTTCTACATTTATAGGGTTAATAAATTCATTTTCTTCTTTTTTATGGAACATTAAAGTAAAAGATTGGGGTGAAAATAATGAGGGTAAATGTATTATCTTTTTTTGAATTTGACCATTCATATAAGGGATGGCAAGGAGTTTTTCTTCATGGATTATATTATTTGATTTATCTTTTACAGTTAAAATGGCATAATCAAATTGACATGAACAGTTTACTTGTTCTCTTATTTCTCCCCATTTAGTTGACCAATCTAGTATAAGGGGTATACTTGTTACTTCCACGGTATTAAATTTTAAGTTGTTTAAATAATCTTTTTTTCTATCACACCCACAATCTTCTTTCCCCCGTAATTTAGCTATATAAGTAGCTATTTTTTTACCTTGTCCCAATGTAAGGATAGAGATTATATTCTCCAAATAATCTCCTAATCTCATGGTATTACTTCTATATATGATAAGGCATCCATAAAATCCCTTTCTTCGTATTTGGTTAAAGATGACATATCTGCTTTATAATCAGATTTTAGTTTTTCTTTTTCATCTAAGGTACAAGGGATAGATTTTATTGCGGACCACCACCAATTATTTCTCCCTTTTCCTTCTGCAAAAATTAACCCCTTACCCTTTATATGAATATGTGTAGGTACCCATATTTTTCCAGATTCTTCTTCTTCATCTAATAATTCTTTATAAAGTTCGGGTAAAATTTCCATTTGTTCCTTTAAAAATTGACTTCCACTAACCATAGCAGAGTTATGTTGGAAACCACACCCTATACAATATTCAATATTAATATCTTTAGTTACTTCTTGGGAATAACAGGCATCAGACCCACATCGAGTACATTCTTTTAATTTATCTAAATTCATATTATATTTTTTTTAGTTTAGGTAGTTGCAATTCAGGTAATTGAAAATTAACTTGGGAAGGGAAATGGGGAATGTTTGATTTTAAAGTAGTATCTACTAATTCTTCCATTTTGTCGTAACTAAAATTCGATTTGCTAAATTGTTTTTGTTGTTTTGATTTATTAATAAAATGTTTATATTTTTTATAACATTCCTTAAGGTTTTTTCCAATAGAGGATGAAGAGGGTTTAAACCATTGTGCCTCTGGGACTAACCATTGATTCGCCGCACTAGAATGCACATTTTCTAATTCCCCACCAATAAGAGTACTAAATTCGGGTTTTAGAAAATCTAAATGACCTGACCATCCTGAAGCTATAATAGGTTTTCCTGTTAAGCTAAATTCTAATAAGGGTCTTCCAAATCCCTCTCCTTTAGTTAAACTTACCATAGCTTTTACTTTAGGATGATTATATAGCTCATTCATTTCACTATCATCAAATTCCCCATTAAGTAAATAAATGTTAGGTAATGTTGGAGAATTAATTGTGTCTCTGATATTTTTGATTTTATCTAAAATATTATCTCTACTAATATATGAAGCTACACCCATCGATGCTTTTAAAATTAAAGCGGGTTTGGGTGAGTTTGGACCTTTAAAAGTTTCATAAAAGGCTTTAATTAATAATGCTAAATTTTTTCTATCATGACCAAAATCTCCCTGGATCCAATGACCAACATTAAGAAAACAGAATGATTCTTTAATATCTTTTAAATCAATGGTTTTTATTTCACCACTTGGGATTGGTTTATAAACATCTAAGTTAGCACCTTCAAATATTACCTCTATAGGTTTTTCTACTCTAATGTTTTTTTCTAAAGCCTGGGTTTGTTTGTTTCTTTTTTCATAATTCACACTTTCAAAAACACCCTTAGCAAAAGTGGAAGAAACCCAATTTACATCCATTCTATTTAACCCTTCAATCCATTCTGGTTTACAAATTGTTGCTTCTATACCAGCTGTACACCCAATATTATACTTCCCCACGGGTTGGAATTCATTGGGTATGGTGATTTGCATCCAAACATCGGGTTTGGTTTCCATTTTAGTGATGGTAAGATCATTTAAGTAGGACCATTCTGGGTGGTCTGTACAAAAATTAAATGAAGTACTACCCCACCTTTGTGGGAGTAGTTTTACATCATATCTATTTGTGTTAATAATAGCCTTAACAATATCTCTAGATCTTGCACCATAACCTGAGTAAGTATCATATGGGCAACTTATTACAAAAACTGGTTTATTCATTAATAATATATTTTATGTTTTAGAAATTTTCCTTTATATTCAGTAGCATTAATTAATTGGTATTTTTCTCTTGGTTCCCAAGTTTCAAATAATTCATTAAATGCCTCCATTACTCTATTTGCTTGATGTTTGGAAGTAAAACCAGCTTCATCACCTGTAACCCATTCTCTACCTTTTAAACCTCTTTCATTTCTTTCTTCCTTGGATAAATTATAGACTTTAATTAATTGTTCAGTAGCATCTTCCCACTTACATCTATCGTCAAATATATAAGGTGTTTGAGGTGAACCTTGAATTGATCTTGAAGTTGGATAAACTGGAAATACCCATTCACCATGTTCTTTGTATGTACCTTTATGGTTTGATGGAATTTCTGGTGATGGAGTAAACCATTCCCCATTTTCATCTACAAACCTCATTTGGTCTTGCATACCCCCAGTAACATTTGCTATTATAGGTGTTCCTGCTAAAATTGCTTCTGTAATAGTTAAACCCCACCCTTCATTTGAAGTTAATAACATTTGAACATCTGCTATATTATATAAATAATTTAATTCAGGGGTTGATAATTTTTTATGTGAAAATTGTATAGCATTAGGATAGGTTTCATCAAAAAAGTATTCTTTTACTTTATATAAATCAGTACCATGATCAGAAACACCTTCAGTGTGTAGTACAAATTTACACTTATCTGCTTTTTCTTTAGGTAAGGAATCAAGGAAGGCTCTAAAGGCTAACATTGTATCCGGGATTTGCTTACGTCTAATATTTCTAGAATTAAAGAATACTACAAATTCAGGAATATTTTTATTAAAAAAGTTGTTTTTAAATTTCTTAAGTTCTGCATCTTCAGGGTCAAGTGGTTTATAAAGATCAGGGTTTAACCCATGAGGTATATACTTAAATATTCTATTTCCTTTATCTTCACCTAAAACAATCTTGTTAATATTAACTGTTTGTTTAGATATACCCATTAATAAATCACATGCTTCATAATAAGCCTTATTATACATAGGGGCAGGATAATCATCCCATATATTAAGATATGTGATTGGAGTTGTTTTTCTAATTTCATGTTCCATATTAAATAACCAAGTAAAATATCTTGGGTCTGTAATAAGCATGATAGCGTCTGGTTTTTCGTCTTTTATTAGTTGTCTAATAATATTGGCATCACCATACCCATCTACTGGGTATAAGGTAACAGATGCATCATTTACACCTGTGGTATCTTCTATGCTTTTATTTAAGTCCAACCTTTTACCTTTATCTGGATGTTTAATAGCTCCTGCTATTTGAACCCAATTAAAGTGGTGAGCAGTATGTATTACAATTTCTTTAGCAACAGTAGCAACACCCGAATGTACTCTAATATCATCGCAGATCAATAATATTTTCTTCCTTTGGTCTTTAGGGATATGTTTAAAACTCTTATTCATTTAAATCAAGATTAGATTGATTAGTAATAGCTTTACGAAAGTCTTCATCTGTAAGGTACAAATAGATAGCTCGATCGGCAAGTTTTTGGAAGGAGAATTTTCTCTTTACACATTCAATCTTAAAGTTCTCGAATAAATCACTTTTGATTTTAACACTAGTTAGTGTCATGTCTTTGTTAGGCATAATCTTTATTTATTAAAACGTTATTTTATTATATATACGTATGTGGGAATCTACGAAAAATGTTCACCGGCTCCACATAATTCTTTCTCTTTAGAAAAAGGGCAGTATGAACAATTCCACTTTGATGGTGATTTGTGATAATCTGCTTCTTTTATCTTCCCACTTGAATTAAAACACTCATTAATAAAATCATTAATAGCATTTTTTGCTCTTGATAGTTTGATTTTACCACTTGGTGGAGTAAATTGTTGTACTCTATATGCTTGATATGGTGACATTAGGTTTTCATCATCAGGATCTAATACTTTCCTTTTAAGGATAAAAAATTCAATTTCAATTTTATCTAAAGGTATCCCATATTGTTCTGAGAAATATTGTTTATATAACAATAGTTGGAATTGTTTATTTTCATCTTTTTTAGCATAATCATTCCACCCATTAGTACTGGTTTTTATGTCAATTATTTTAAATGTCTCTGTTTCCTCATGGTAGGTGACAACATCAAGATACCCCATATACAATACGTTATTTAACATTTTATTAGGTGCTACTACAATAGGTATTTCACAACCCACTAAATATGTACCCTTTTTACTAAAATATCTACTACGTTTTTTCTTAAACCAATCTAATATAGCAATACCATCATCAAAAAATTCTCTCATTTCTGCTGCATCTGAGAAATGTTCTGATTTGTTTGACTTATATTGCTTTTGGTATTCACCTATATATGCTTCTTGGAAATATTCTTCCATGTTGATATCTCTATCGGCGGCTGCAAACGATTTTTCATATGCTACATCTAAATAATGCTGCATTGCTTCATGGACTGCACTCCCGAAAACTGTATGGATTGAAGATGTAAATCTTTTTATCTTATCTTTATACTGTAGTTTCCAACGATGGGGGCAGCCCCTAAAAATTGACATCTGAGAATATGAGATGTTTTTTTGGTAAGCATAATTCACCGGAGGTGGTGGATTATTACGGATTTCCTTTACTATTTTTGGGAGTTTTTTCGCCAAACTATTTTTTCCATTTATCGCGCCCAACTAACATCCCTATAACACCATAATTGGCAATATCAATAAATGTGTCTTCCATACCTTCGTCTTTAACGTAATTTTTTCCACTTACCACTAGATTTCTTAAACGGTTGATTTTATCGGTTAATCTAATGGTTAACCCAGTTAACGAGAACTTCTTGTCATCGCTGTTATTAACGATATCCCCGCCTAATGTAATATTATTTAAACCGTAATCGAGCATCTTTTTAGCAAATAACTCGTATTGTTCCTCTTGTATATTCTGGAATTCTTCTGATAATTCAGGGTATTGTTCTTCAAAATGTAAAATTACATCTATCTCGTCTGTTTTACCATTTTTAGCATTCATAATTTCTCTATCGCTCATTTTTGTATTTATTGGAATTGATACTGTTGTGTTATTGGTTTCTGACCATTTACTTACTGAACTACCCATTTAGTTGTCCTTTAGTGTCA